TAGTACCCACAGGTTTTTCATTTACTTTATAAAACTGTATGTCTTTATATTCAGTAAACAAAGCACCCCATTGTATTTTCCAGTTTTCTGATGGTGTTTTACCATTTTGTTCTGCAACATAATGGTCTGTTCCTTTGTACATATTATTTACTAGATGATTATAACTTTCTAAATCATGTCCTAATAAATAAACTTCTTTTAAATCTTTTATTTGTTCTACTGCAATTCTACCACTAGTAGCACCGGCTGCCCACCCCAAATCTTTCTTATAGTTTTCTATCAAGTCTGTTATGTTGTTTGAGTAATCAGGTTTATTCATCCAACTAACATTTATAGATGAATGATTTATTTGTTGTTGTATAACTTCTTTTGTTTTACCTTTTGCTTTACCACTTTTAATTATGTTTGCAAGTCCTGATAAGTTAGAACCATGAAATACAAATTCATCAGCGTCTATTCTTTTATTCTCATTATGTTTATCATAATATTCTTTTATTTCATCTCTGGCAATTTTATCAATACTACTATAAATCATCATGTCATAATGCATAGCAGGTATTTTTGTCCAGTCTCTAAACCACGCCTCGTTCTTTTGACAATAACCACTATTGTATATCTCATGACATATGCCATGGTCTACTGCAACAAGAACATCAGGTGTAAAGTCTCTATACAAAGCATTACAACCATATATCTTACCATGAGGTCTTAGCTGTTCTAAATCAAAACCCTTTCTACTTTCACCATTGCCTATGCAAAATGCTTTACTCATTACTTTCTTTTATATTTGTTATTTTAGATGGTTTAAATCTTTCTTTAATTTGTTTCTTTGCTTCTTCTATTGTTAAATTTTTCAATGCAAAAACATAAGTCTTTTTACCATCTATTGCAATATTATATTTTTTGTATATGCTCATACTTCAATATATACCTCATAAATTTTTAAATACCAATCTGTATAAAAATGATAGTGTATAATACCCATTAACATTATTGTTGAACCTACCACATTTACTACAATTAGTGACCAATCATTCCATAATATACCTACTATTAACCAACCTGATATACCTACAAATTGAAAGTACATATTATATGGATATAAATTCATTGCTGTTGTTATTGCACCGAATATCAATACGATACTAGCAAACCATTTTATATAGAATACTTTTTCATGTACCACTTTTTAAACTCCGGGTCTAATCTAAATTCTTCTTGCAATTCTCTATCTTCTACTTGACCACTTCTGATACAATCAGCAAGTAATTGCCACTTCCTTTCTTTTGTTATTATTATTTCTTCTCCTTTGTAGTTTGTAAATTTTCTATCTTCTGTCATACTACACCTACTACTGTTGCATATATTAATACTGTTAAAAGTATAATGTTAAATATATCTAAATCCATTATAATAATTTCTCCTTTAATATTATTTTTGTTTCTGTTTGATTAAACTTTAAAAACGGTTTAAACTTTTTTACCTTTTTATAAAAATCTGGCCATACAATTTTATCAGTTATATTTTTATTCCAGTCTCTCATAAAATTCAAATGATAATCCATAATTATTAATGTCTCTTTAGTAATCTTATTTCCAATACAATGTCGTAAAAGTATTGGATGCTGGCCATCAGATACAGTAATAACATGGTTGGGTTTAGTATTGTCCATATCAATAATAGAGCGTACTCTACCCAAATCTTCCTTGAAGTAATAATTTGTTGCCTCTTTTCTTTTTCTATATTGTAAATATGTTTCATGACTATCTCTTTCTAATAAACTACCTGACCATGCTTTATTCTTTTTAACAAAATTTGCAATCATAAAGTCATCTATTTCTTCTTGATTATACTTTACACTTAATTTGTGAAACATATATCTATCATTTCTTTTTGTAAATGTTTCTAATTTAGTATGTACCATACCACTATGTTCTGTGTAATCATACTTGTCTGTTGTGAAATGTAATTTATATGCTAGATACTTTCTATAAACTGCAAAACCATCATAGGTCATAAAGGTAGTTTTCCTCCTTTCTCAATCAAATTTAGACCTTGTGCCTCTATTGTAATTTTTTCTTTTAAACTTTTAGAAATGTATCTTCCTACTTCGGCAGGGTCTATGGTATTTTTATCACAATAATAGAGAATAGCATCCATGTAAGACATGTCGCCATTTTCTCTTTTTATTTGCTCTATCTTTAGACTGAATTGTTTAGCGTTCATAATATAAAATCTTTGGGGTGTATTTCTGTGTGCCGAGCATACACCAGGCTCCGGCACTTCTTAAAGTGGTAGAGTGCCTAAACTATTTAACCTCTTGTAATTGTGGATTAACTGTGTCATAAAAAGTTTGAATTGCCTTTTGTAATTCTTCTTCATAATCTTTCGGTTCTTTCACAAATGCTTTCATTGAACCATCTTCGGCAGCCATTAGTATGACTATCTGTTCTATTGGTTCATTAAAAGTTTCATTGTACATAATTGAATACGCTGTACATTGTAGGAAATAGTTTTCTACCCACTCCTCGATTCTTTCTTTATTTGCTGTTTTAAAATCAATAACTGATAGTTTACCATTGTATTCTGCAACACAATCTACTTGACCTGCAATTGTCAAGTTTTTACTATACATAATTTCTTCTACTAATCTAATGTTATTAATTTGGTCTAGATAGGGTTTCATTAATTTAAATAACCCTAATGGTAGGACATCCCTTATGGATGGTGTTTCGTTCTTCATGTATTGTTCTACTAATGTGTGTAGAGATTTACCTCTGTTTGCACATCTTCTCATTTCCCAATTAGCAACATTTTCGCCAATTGACTTACGCCATTTTTGAAGTCCTTCTGACTTTCTCATGCTCAATACTGAAGTTACAGATGGATAGTTTGTGCCATCTATATCGTAAAATCTGTGATTACCAACTTTCTTACCTTTTGTTTGAGGTAATACTGTCTTATCAATGTCTGTATGTATAAATTTCATATTTGTTCTCTATTGTATTTTATCTATGTATTATATATCAACCAGCACGAAATGTCAATGCTGGTTGATACTTATTATTTATTATTTTGGATATACTGAAGGTGCTTTTACAGATGATTTTGTAAATTCTGGATAAGCATCCAGACCACATTCAGATACATCAACTCCTACCTCTTCATCATCATCGGATACTCTGACACCGAATGAAAGATGAATTGCATACCAAAATAGTGTACTGACTACGAAAGTCCATCCGAAGATTACTACTATTCCGTATAATTGTGCTGATAGTGTTCCAGTAGTAAATACTACTGCAAGTAATCCCCATATACCTGCTGTTCCGTGTGCTGATATAGCACCAACAGGGTCATCTACTTTTAGTCTATCTAAAGCAATGATAGAGAATACTACTATTACACCACCTACTGCACCTATTATTGTTGCAAGTCCTGGTGTTGGTGCTAAAGGTTCTGCTGTTATTGAAACTAGACCTGCAATTGCACCATTAAGTGCCATTGTTAAGTCTGATTTACCAAATAATACTTTAGATACAATTAATGCACCCATAACACCACCGGCAGCTGCCAAGTTTGTGTTTACAAATATTAATGATACAGCGTTTGCCTCTGCAACATTTGATACAATTAATTCTGACCCACCATTGAATCCGAACCAACCTAACCATAATATAAATGTACCTAGTGTTGCAAGTGGTAAGTTTGCACCAGGCATAGCGTTTACTTTGCCATCTACATATTTACCTTTTCTTGAACCTAGTACTAAAACACCGGCAAGAGCCGCTGTTGCACCACATAAATGAACTACACCTGAACCAGCAAAATCTAAAAATCCTGCCTCATCTAGGAATCCACCACCCCATTTCCAACTACCTTGGATTGGATAAATGAAACTTGTCATTATTACACAAAATAATAAAAACGGCCATAGTTTCATTCTTTCTGCAACTGCACCTGATATTATCGAACATGCCGTTGCTACAAATACAACTTGAAAAAAGTGGTCTGCCATGTATGAATAATATACATCGCCTCCACTAGCAAGTACTGCCTCTGTTGTATTGTCTGCCCCTAAGAAAAGAGACCATCCACCGGAGTACATTATGTTATATCCTATTACCATGTACATGATACATGATATAGAGTAAAGTGCTATATTTTTTGTAAGTATTTCTGTTGTGTTTTTAGCTCTAACTAAACCTGATTCTAGCATTGTAAAACCAGCGGCCATCCACATAACAAAAGCACCCATTACAAGAAAATATAGCGTATCTAGAGCATATGATATCTCTATTATACTATTTTCCATTGTTTACCTCGTTATTGTTTTAGGTGAAAAGCGGTCCACCATTGTTTATTTAAGTCAGCAACCTGACTAGCTTTTCATAATATAAATTTCAAATCGTTTACCTGGTCAATTTAAGCACTTTTTCAATTTGTGCTTTTATAATAGGTGCCCTATTCGGCCAGTATATATAATCTTCTTCACTTTTTGCAAGATTATATAAGAAAGGCAATATCACTTTTTCTAATTCTTTGAATCTTGCCTTTGTTTGTTCATCTGTAACTTCTTTTGTAATCGTATCCTTTTCAGCAACAATTTGCATGATTTCATTCATCATACTTTTAATTGTTTGAACATCTGATTTAACTTTAGATATTTCTAAAGTGGTTTCTTTGTTCTCGCCTACTACCACCTTTTCTTCTACTGGTTTTTCATTGACCGGTGTAAAACCATAATCTTGGTCTAAATCAAAACCTCGCATGTAATCAGGTATATCTGCCATTACTTGTTCCTCTTTGCTCTTTCTTGGTGTTTTTTAACCACCTGGTTAGTCTTAATATCTTTAATAGATTTTTTTCCTACACTATCTGCAAGAGCAGACCTTGGATGTGCCTCTGCAATTCTAGATAGATTATCTTTCCAACCAGAATCATTTTTAAATGTTCCTTGACCTGCAACTATATTTATACCTGTGTGAACTTGTTCCACATCAGGATTGTCTTTTAAATATTGTTCTTTTTCAGCAATCTTCATCATCTTGTCTTCAACAACACCTGTCTGTCTATTGTGAAAAGTGTAGGTAGGCATTAATTCATGTTCTCTAATGCTTTAGTAAATCTATTTGCATGAGACCTTTCTGCCTTTGCAAGTGTC